GGCAATATAGATGTACCGGACTACCTGATGCCTTTACTCAATAAAGTTGGCACACAATTGCGGCTTCATACCATATCCGGAAAAAATGAAATTCAAACCGCGTGTGATATAGTTTATTTAGCAGAAAAATTTTTCACAGAACTAACAACTAAGAAGTGAATATGAAAACATATAGCACAGAAGCCGGAGTCGAATGTACTCCTGAAGAAATGAAGCTAATTAAATCATTGGAACGATTAGCTAAGAAATGGAAAAAGGATGGCAAGCGTCTTTGGCTGTATAGTGGTAGTGGTACATTGTATGTGATGATGCACGGAGATACAGAGGATAATCCTACTCCGGAAATGCTAGACACTGGTGGATTGAATCCAGACAATCAAATAACAATAATCTCTGGCATCACGAATGATGGAGGGGATTGGTGATATAAATTAAAAAAAAGAGTCATGAAACTAAGACAGGCTAAAAAGATCATGAAGAACGTTCGATTGTATGCCGGAATGATCTGGGTATACGGAAGTGGTCGAGTAGACATAGCATGTAACCGAATGTGCCGGTATCACTCCAAAATAGATGAAAAGTTCAAAAAACTTCATCAGTTGGCAAATGAAAATCCTGTAGCTTTTGCACAAGCAATAAGATTCATATCACGAAAGATATGAACCATTCCGTTGACGCTAACGAAATGGTATAAAAGCAGCAAAGCCGAACGGCGGCTACCGAACGGCTCTGTAAACTCTCTCCTGCTTACGCAGATAGGCTATTAACACTACAAATGTAGTGCTTATTTTCTGATAAATAAAACAAAATATCATGGGTGCACTTCAGTTAGAATTTTCAAGTTATAATGTATCACAATTACAAAGCGAATATTTCCGCAATCTTCCGTCCTGCAATTTCATCCAGTTCGGTGTACTTTTTATCAACTTAAAAAAGAAAGGTAAACACTTTTCTCTCTATAGGAATTTGTTGGAGCATTTCTTGAACTATCAAGATACCATAGGTCATGCTTATAAAACGAATCAAATAGGACGGGAGGAAATAGACGGCTTTGTAGACTACCTGCATGTAGATAAAGGGCTGAAAATATCTACAATCAAAAGCATGATAACGAAACTTAAATATCTCTTGGGGAAAGCCTACTTGAACGGATGGGCTGTGGATGACTCTTATTCCGATGCCAAAGTACGCGAAAATGACTCCACTTTCATTTACTTGTCCGAAAAAGAGATAGCCCGTATCTATTATTATGATAATCTGACACCCAAGCAGGAGGAGATACGAGATATGTTTATAGTTGGATGTATGACTGGGCAACGATATTCTGATTATTCACGACTTTCTGCTGATAACATTAAAGGAGAAAATATCCATATCCTTCAGCAAAAGACCAAAAATAAAGCGGTCGTTCCCATGACCGAATATGTGCGTGAAATATTTGTCAAATATGGTGGACAAATGCCTAAAACCCGCTGTATCCAATATTTCAACAAAGCTATTAAGTATATATGCAAAAAAGTAGGACTCACAGAACAGATTGTATACGAGGAAGAGCAAGCGGATCAGATTGTAATGGTCCGTAAGCCTAAATACGAAATGATCAGTTCGCACACTGCTCGTAGAACTTTTGCGACAAATATGATCAAAAACAATATACCAAGCAATAAAATAATGAAATGCACAGGTCATAAAACATCAGCTTGTTTTGATCGATACGATCGTATGACACTGGAAGACAATGCGAGGGCACTGGCTGGTAATGGATATTTATCATAAAAAACAATTATAATATGTACGTAGAAAAAGACAAAAACGGTCAAATCATCATCCAGGACATATCGCCTGAAGATGCCAGTTATCTGGATGATTGCATCTGTTCCTATCTATCCGGTAAACCTTTAAATAGTCGTACGGATGCCGAACGGAGATTAGTATTCCTAAAGGTTGAACTTGAAAAGCTGTATTGATTATGGACTTAAAACAATATCGGCTAAATAGCTGGGAATGGTACAATCAATATAAAGAAAAATATGGCTCTGAGGCTTTCCATCAATATAAGGATAAAATATTCAAAATGTTGACAGATTTAAAACCTGGACGCTTATATGATCTTGACAACGTGGAATCCAAAGGTTCAAAAATATTTGTCATAACATATAACGTTGATGGCATTGAAAAGCAAGAGTCTAATCCGGATCTGTTCGTTAAGTTTTGCTGCATGTTTATCCTGTCATTCAAAGATTATGAATTTAGTGAGAACTTTGATAAAATAATGAGAAAATGAGTTGGAGAAAAGAAGAAATTCAATATTTGAAAGATAATGCCGGGAAGCAGTCTTTCAAAAATATCGCGACCCATTTAGGGAAAAGCGAAATGGCTGTCCAGTTATATGTCCATCGATATCGTATACCGGTTGCTGAACAGAAGGGACGAAACCTGGTACAGGAAATACTGACAATCAAGTTCGTTAATCCCGAATATTTCACCCCTACGAAAGCCTTCTATAAGGCAATTGGAATGAATCAAAAGCGCTGGTGGAATTTATATTTTGGAAAGGAACGAATGACTGAAGATGAATATTTCCGATTGATAGAACATTTCCAGGTAACTCTTAGAGAAGCATTCGACGCAAGGCAATTAAAACTATTTGAAGATAATGATTGAACAAAAGATAATAGATCAAATACTCGATGCCGTCAATATAGTTGATGTGATCAGCGAGTATGTGACGTTGAGCAAAAGAGGTGTCAATTATTGGGGCATCTGTCCGTTCCACACGGATCGTAGCCCCAGCATGTGTGTTAGTCCTGCCAAACAGATTTATAAATGTTTTGCCTGTGGAGAAGCAGGGAATGTCATTACTTTTCTGCAAAAGCATGAAAACATGTCTTACCCGGAAGCTATCAGGAGTCTGGGAAAGCGTTGTCACATAGAGGTCCCTGATCGGGAGCTTACTCCGGAAGAACAACAGAAAGTATCAGTAAAAGAATCGCTACTGATCGCACTGTCGGCTGCATCGGAAAAATTCACCGGTTATCTGACCGCCAACGACGAAGCAAAATCTTATCTCCTTTCCCGCGGATGGAATGCCGGAGAAGATCAAACACTCGAACTCTTCCATGTAGGCTTTGCTCCAGACACTTGGCGTACACTGATCGACGACATGAAACGCTCCGCTTTCAGCTCCGACACCCTGGTACAAGCCGGCTTGGCCACAAAAGGAGAAAAGAGCGTCTACGACTCTTTCCGCGGACGGATTCTGTTCCCCTATTACGACCTAAAAGGTAATGTGATAGGTTTCACCGGACGCTCCATCAAGCCTTCAGACAACGTAAAGTATTATAACACCGGAGAGACTCCCGTATTTCATAAAGGCAATGCCCTGTTCGGACTATTCCAAGCGAGACAAGCCATTGGACAACAAGATCGAGTGTATTTTGTGGAAGGGCAATTCGATGTGCTATCATTCGTTCGTGCCGGTGTACGCAATACGGTCTGCGGATCCGGAACCGCCCTTACACCTGAACAGATAAAAACAATCATAAGGTTCACCCGAAATATTACACTCATTTACGATTGTGACGAAGCAGGAATAAATGCTTCCGTTAAAAACATCAAAGCACTACTGGAAGCAGGCGCCAACGTCCGAGCTGTATCACTTCCGGACGGCGATGATCCGGACAGTTTTGCCCGGAAGATGCCGGAAAAAGAGTTGGCCATCTATCTGCATAACCACGAAACAGACTGGGTAACCTACTTGGCCGGCATTTACGAAAAGGATTTTGAAGATCCTATCCTGAAAAACGAGCACCTGACTTTCATAGCTGAATGTATTGCACTTGTTAAAGACAAGTCATTAAGCATATCTTATACTACGAAATTATCGGAAAAACTTAAAATACAATCCGATACGATAAAAAACAAGATAAAGGAGTTCACGGTTTCGCTCCCGAAAGACGAAGACATAAAGAAACCGGGATTTTATGGTATCGAGGAACTGGTGAGTACTCTTCCCGATATCAGCGAAAACTGTATCCTTACGGACAGTTTTACCGAATTCAAAGAAAATTACGGCGAAGAGCCGATCATATACGTTTGTGGACTCCCTTCGGCCGACCAGATACAGGAGTTCCGCCGACATGCAGCCTACTTGCATTTTACATATAGTTCAAACATAACCTTCGACGAACGACGGGAGTCCGACCTGCTTGTTACACTCTGCAATCTGTTCAAAGCAGGCTTCACCCTATATATAGAAAAAGACGATATCGATTTTGAATTCGTAGACTTCTACACTCGGCTATATGCTGCGGCAATGGAAGAGAAGACAGGTGATGTGCGGACGATCTATTATGGCCGGTGTGCCGACATTATGGCTTCTGCTTCTGAAGCCGCCCAGTCCGTCATGGAAAAGGAATGGTGTTCTGTCCTTAAGTTGACCAGTAAGTCATTCAAGGAACTGATGAAGCCCTACCGGGATAAGAAAAAGTCGAAAAACGCCATGCTACATCAGCAAAGTTTCGATGACTCCCTAATCTGGGAAGATCCGGACATCGTACCTGACTACGTAGAAGAAAATGAGGAATACAAAACAAACTACCGTAGACACGGATTCTACCCGCTACTTAACAAAGAAAAAGAACCGGTAAGCTATATGTTTAAGAATCCTTCCGGAGGTGGTCACTTACAGGTGGCTGACTTTTACATGATCCCCCTGCTACATATTTACAGCAGTGATTCCGAAGGTAACAAAAAGATTATTAAGATAAACCGACGGTACTATAAGAAACCGCTCTACATGGAACTCCGAAGCAAGATATTCGCCTCACTCAATTCATTCGAGGAAGCTTTGGTTAATGAGGAAGGTCTGAATTTTGAAAACGGGACAGTTGCCCAATTCAAAAAAATAAGACAATCCATGAGCTACGAATATACCCTGTGTGACGAATTGAAAACGTATGGCCAACAACCGGAAAACTTCTATGCTTTCAGTAACGCCATATTTCACGAGGTAGACGGAATATACCGGATCGACATGGCCTCAGACATTGGTGTGGTAACACATAACGGTAAGAACTATTATGCTCCGGCATTCAGCAACATACATGCCGGACTCCGGAAAGATGATGACATGTACGAGAACCTGAGAGCGTTCGTATATAAAAACATTCCGTTGGAACAGCAATGTTCGTTCGAACGTTGGACATCACTGATGAACCAGGTGTACAAGATAAACGACAACGGGAAGTGGGCTATTATATATGCTGTCATGTGTGCTTTCCGATCAGACATCCATCCGATCGACCGCTTATTTACGGCGCTGTTTTTTATGGGACCTACAATGTCAGGAAAAACACAGGTTGCCGTGTCTATCAGATCGTTGTTTATTGATCCGGATTTACCATGCTTCAATCTTAATACTGGTACTCCTGCTGCATTCTTTACGCTTATGGAAGGTTTCAGGGACGTACCGCAAGTATTGGAAGAATATAATAACAAAGACATAGACGACAGGGTATTCCAAGGATTGAAATCAGTCTGTTACGATGGTGATGGAAAACAAAAACGAAAAGGGACCGGAAGCAAAGATTTGGAAACAAGTAAAGTCTACTCCCCCGTTATCCTGGCAGGTCAGGAAACTCCCCAACGGGATGACAACGCCCTGATGAACCGTGTCGTAATATGCGAAGTTCCAAAACGAACAACCCCCTACGAAGAGAATGAAAAAAACGTCTTTCAGGAACTAAAAGGCTACGAAAAAACAGGGCTATCGAACATCCTTTTTGAAATACTAAAGCTCAGACCTCTTGTTCGCAAACATTTCAAGTCGTATATGCGTACTATCAATAAAGACCTGACCAAGTCCGTACTGGCCGGTTCCGGAGGATCTGGTGATATGACTCGTATCATTAACACCATATCTTTATTCCTTTCCATGTGCCGGCTGCTTGAAGAGCATGCGCCACACCTGAAGCTCCCTTTCACGTATGAAGAGTTCTACGAGATTGCCCGAAAGAAAGTAATTGCCCAGGTCGAAATGATCTCCCGCACAGACAAGCTGGCCGGATTCTTTAAGGCGATGGAAGTAATGATTAATACCCGGTCCATTATCGAAGGAAGAGATTACGATATTGACCAGCCAGAAAAATTAACGGTTAAACTATCAGGAAATGAGCGTAAAGAAATACCGATACCGGCAGGAACAAAAGTACTATATCTTCGCCTGTCGTCTATCCATACGCTCTATGCCAAATCTTCCTACAATACGGAAGATGCGACACAATCCACCATTGAAGCAAACATTCGCTCCAACCCGGCCTATATTGGAGTTGTAAACGCTCGCAGGTTCAAGTGGAAAGAAGTTAAAGAAGTCCCGAAAGGTGATATCCGTGAAGGTGGTAAAGTCGATAACGAGATGATCCGTATCATGGATCCTAAATCAACAACAACGAGTTGCCTCGCTCTCAATTATGATGTATTCCGGCAATACTTCGACATTGACCTGGAACGTAGCGAATGGGATGAGCCGGAGGTTGAAGAAAAGAAACAACAGGATCTTCCGTTTTAGTGTCGGGAGTATTCTTGAAAAGTGCGACAAAGAGTATTCTTTTTTTGTTTGTTCAATTCGTGTGGTGGGAGTTCCGGTATCCGGTTCTCCCATCTTCATTTTCCCCCCGTACCCCCCCAGATTAAAAAGAAAAAGATGATAGTGTGTTTTTCTGAAAAAAATATTCGCAAAACAGCGACCTACAGACCTACAGACCTACAAGCCTCATAATTTTTCAAAACAAGTAATAAGTAATAGTATGTATATTAAGTATTTAAGTATATATGTATATATAGATGTAGGTTGTAGGTCGCTTGTAGGTCTGTAGGTTGTTGTAGGTCGTGTAGGTCAGAGGGTATTTTTCTTGTTTTGGGCACCGACCTACAAAAAATAGGCAAAAAAGGGCAAAAAGTACCCTTGTAGGTCGTGTAGGTCGGTCACCTACACGTTCTTTTAAGACTTTAAATTTTTCTAATTGGCTAAAAATCATTACATTTGAGTATTGCAAATCTCGTTTGTAGGTCTGTAGGTCGGTAGGTCGCAGAATATAAGGAAAAACTTTTTTAAAAATACATTTTCATCATGGTTACAACAAAAATAGAGGTGAAACAACATTTGGCAGAATATATTCAGGGCAAGTTCAACAACTGCATGCCCGGACCAGTATTTCTTCCGGACAGAGAGGATTTATATCATGTGATATACGATTTACTCGAAAAACGCCCGGTTTGTTGCCAGCCGGATAACGGCAACCTTGAATTAGGTATCCCGGACAGGCGTATAGGTAAATCCCCTGATACATATAATTATCTGGGAACGCGTTCTTCCCGGATCATCTCACTAAAGATCGAAGTTCTGTTTTGGGCAGAACTGCATAGCCTGATAGACGAAAACAAACATCTATACGGCATCCAGTATATCGAAACAGTCGCCTATTTCATGCGCAAATATGGCATCCAGGCAATTACTGAAGATGCTCTCCTAAAGAACTATTACCGGTGGCGGGATAAGGTACGCAAGAAATCGAAGCGCCGTGGATACGCTAAACAGCAAAATGATGTTAAATATAGCTGATTATTTCACCGACCAAGTGTATCGATTTGTCCGATTTTTGGGGTGAAAACGTCTGAAAATGGCGAAGTGTTTGAATAACAAATAAATACAAATAGAACATGAAAGAATTTTGTAACAAAGTCCAACTATTCCTCCTACAGGACATCCAATCTTTCCGGGAAAATGTGATCACCCTGAAACCGGGACGCTCTGCCGTAACTCTGTCGACCGATGATTTCACCATGACACCAAAAGAAGAAACAGACAACGCCGGTACATTATATAATGTAGAAGAGGACATCACAACAGAGAAAGTAACAACGTCCACTGCCTCCGCCTATAAGATACGCCGGTCTGCTATCTTAAAACTCGAAACACTCCCTGAGCACTCACCTATATTTATAGGTTCACTTGAATGGCCGGCACAAGTATCGATAACTACACATTTAAATAAAGATACGCTGCACATTCACAGTAAAATGAGACAAAGCCCGCTTTAAAAGTCCTTTCCCATACCTGTTTATAGTTCTTACTTCGTAGGAAAATAAGCAGGTATGAACAAAAAAACATATGTAATACAACTTCTAACTTCCCCACAAGCCCGACTACTCATTACACATGATGAGTATATCGCCGCCTTACTTGCCTATTTCCCTCTAGGGAATCAATCGGTATCATCCTCATTTGACGATGCAAAAACATATAAAGAATATATCACGGACGAACTTATTCCGGTACAGGCTAAAACTACCGTTCCGCTTACCATTGATTTTTCTTCCAATGATATAGAACCCGGAACACTGGCCTATCATCGCATCAAAGGATTGATAACAGCCGATAGTTGCTGGTATTTCTCCAGCAAACAATTCGAACAGGATTTATTACAAGCCGAAGATAACCCGAACATCACATGCCATTTTCTTCATATAAGTTCTGGAGGGGGCGAAGCCTGGTATCTCGACCGTTTGTCGGAGACCATGCGTGCCCTCTCCAAACCTATCTACTGCTTCGTCGAAAAATTATGCGGATCAGCAGCTTATTATATAGGTAGTCACGGAGCAATACTAAAAGCACTCACTCAAAACGATATTATAGGTTGTATCGGTTCTATGATCGGCTTTTGGGATATTGATCCTTATTTCGAATCGCTCGGTTTCAAGAAGATAGAGGAATATGCCCGTATCTCCGACCTAAAGAATAAGAAGTACAACAACCTGAAGGCCGGGAAACCACAGCAATACATAGACGAAGAGTTGGAACCTTTGGCAGAACAATTCCGCACAGAAGTTCGAGCTTCCCGTCCGACACTTGCAAGTTTGGAACTGGATCATCCTGCCTTGCGTGGAGAAACATTTGATGCAACACATGCCATAGATGCCGGACTTATCGACGGCATAGTTACATTCAATGAAGCCCTGACCGAAGCCCACGAACTTGGCCAGAAATGGAGCGAATCCCGCAAACAACAACGAAACAGAGTTCTTTCATTAATTTAATAAATACAAGTATGAATTTCAAAGACAAACTTTTAGCAGTCCTTACCGGCCTTGGATTAATCGACAAAGCGAAATCCAACACGTTGGTAGATGATGACTGGAAAAATATCGAGGCTTCTTTCAAAGAGAAGTACGGTATGTCCATCACCGATGCCATGCAGGAAGCTCAGGCTGCGGATACATTGAATGCAGAACGCAATGCCGCTCTGGCAATTATCAATACATCCGAAGTCCGCCAGTCGGAGGCAGAAAATAGTACAGCAACTACAACGGACGGAACCGCAACGGTAGATATCCAACCCGGTAATGACAACCAGCCACAGTCGCTTGTGACCAGCGTACAGTCGTTAGTGACCGCTTTGAATACCTCCAACAAAGAAAACGCCGAACTCCGCCGTTCATTAACAACGATGGCTGCCAAGGCGGTAGATGACAATCCGCAAACAGTAATCAAAAAACAACTCACCGTGTTTGGACCAGGTACAACGGCAACCCATCTGTTCGGTATCGAACATCCATTGTTCGATATGCAAAAACGTTGGAACATCATTGCCAACAATACGGCTTATGCCACACTGCATACAGCCGATGAAGATACGGACGGTATATCTTTCCGTACCGAAGTACGCAACTATGGTAAATCACTGGCTGCTCGCTACGCTTTCTTGAAAAACAACAACCTGTTGATTCCGGAAAAACTGAATTCCGGTTTCACCAACGATTTTTCAGAATTGAAAGATGCCGGATTAGGTGACCAATATGTGATTATGCGCCAGGATGCCTTGATCGCCCGGATCATCGTCTTACAGAACGTGTACGACCTCTATCCCCGCCGCTATGGTGTTCAGGACCGAGAGTTAATGACCAATGCCTTCTTTACCGAAATTTCTCAGGCTTACCAAGTTGGTGAAGTTTGGAAAGGCAGTATGGATCTGCAACCTGAAATGGGCTATGTGGATGATGCAATGGCAAAAGTCAAATTCGGTCCGCTCAAAGAGATAGAACGTAAATATATCGGTTATTTGAATACCGATGGTTCCGATCCAATCAAATGGGGCATGATTGAGTGGCAATTATTGCAAATCTACACCCAGATGGTAAGCGAACAGAACCGCCGCCGTATCCGCGGTTGTTATGTAAAACCGGAAGCCGGCAAACCAGGCAGCTACCTGAACTCATCCACTGGTCTGATCTACACCTTAGTTCGCTACATGCACGAAAACACCCTGCTGCCCCACTCCGACGAAACGTATAACGACTACTCGGAAACAACCTTCCTGGAAGCCGTTATCGAATTTGTGAAAGATGTGAAAGCTACCCTGGACGAAGATATTGACCTCGAAGGTTTTGCCATCTACTTGAATAAGAATCACCGCGACTGGTGGATCGCCAACTGCCGCACCAAATACGGTAAGGACCTCGACTTCACCGGCCCGATGAGCTACGTTAATGTGGTTCCGGATATGGGTATCCCCATCAAATGGGTTCCAAACATGGGACAAAGCAAGCTGATCCACCTCCAGGAACCGGGCAACCTCCAATGTCTGGAATTCGTTCCGGGCGAAATGCTGGCATTCAAATTGCAGGAATTTATGGAAATGGTCATGGCATGGTCTACCTGGAAGGAAGGCTTCACCGCCAGCTTCATCGGTCGCCATTTCTCTACTCCGGCAGAATTGACAGCCAACAATTACAGCCTGCAACGCCTGTTCTGTAACAAACCGTCTACAACAGTAGATGCCGACGCTACAACGATTGCTTGCGGCAATCAGTTCTGGTTTGTGACTTCTGCCAACACAGCAGCCAAGGCATTGACCGACATTACAGGAGCTAAGAAAGGAGTTGTCTACCTGATCGAGTGTGGATCTGTAACAAACTCAACCAGCATTACCAAGAGCGGAAAGTTTGCCGGCATCACAGCCGCCTATACCCCTACAAAGGTAGGCGATTACATCATGGTAACACTCAACAGCGAGGGCAACTTTATCGAACTGGAGCGCCGAGTAAACGGTGTTCGGTCTATCAATAAAGACTTACAACCGAACATTCCGGGTGCACGCTGATCTTTTTGTTCATAGTTTCTTTATAAGGAGTCCGGGAGCAATCCCGGCTCCCTATTTTCCAAATCATTAAAAAATTACAGTTATGCAAAAAAAGAAAGTTCTTTCCTATATAGCAGACCAAAAACGAGCATTCAAGGCACGTCGTGCTTTGCAACTCAAATTTTTCCTGTGTCTGATGCTATTGTTCGCATCCGTATCAACGATATCCGCTATCACCTCTCCGGACGATGCCAAAGTATCAACCGAAATCGTAGTAGGCACAACAATGGCCAGTATGATGGCAATCGGCAGTATTGACGATGTAGCCGATAAAGAAGTAGCCGGTGAATCCATCGCCTACAAAGTATGGTTGATAGAAACCAAACAGTTAGACGGTTCACGTTCATTCCCTATCCCAAACGCGTCCAGGGAGGTTTCGTCGCTCCCTATGCTCGACGGCGAGTATATGCATTACTTCGAGGCCCACGATATCCCGACATACACCAGTTCAGGGGAAAAAGGCGACCTTACTATTTCGAGCACGAACACCTTGACTATTATCATGGGCGGTGTACGAGATCAGCTTCTAAAATTCATTGAAGAAAAGGCCGGTTGTAAATTTCTCATTATTTTTCAGGAATGCGAGTCTAACAATCGGTTTATTCTGGGTAATCCCTGCAAACCGATGGTACTTAAATCCTTCAACCTAAAGAATGACAAAGAAAACCGTTCCGTTACCTTTACCTTCGAGAACAAATCTATCAAGCAATATCATAAGTATGTAGGCGATATCATTGTGAAAGATGCCGTCACCATCACCGCCGGAGCAACAGCCTTGGCTACCCAACCGGGAGTCAACACGTATAAAATACCGAACGGATCATCAGCTACCTACGCTCTCGCTACCGTATCAGGTCTGACCGCTTCCGACAAAGGCCGTACCATCACTTTGGTAGGAACCGGATCTGATAAAGCCGCCACAGTAGCCGACAATACATCTTTCGTCCTGGAAGACGGAGCCACCTGGACGGCAAAAGCCGGATCGCAAATATCCTTCCGGGTGTTGGACTCTACGACATTAGTAGAAATTCAAGGTTCACGCGTACAAACAGCATAGCCCATGTATAGCATAAAACAAAAAATGAAGCTCCTTCGGGAGCTTCTTAATTCGGAACATGCCGAGGCCGACCTTCGTCTGCTTCGTGAGGTATCACCCCAGAACGATCTGCTCCGTTCTCCCATCGTCAATGCCGCCCGCTCTGCAGAAAAGATCCTGTACACCCTCTTAGACCAGACAACAGCCGAAAAGATCCGTCTGAACCGTCGTGCCGCAGAAAATAAACAGCAACCGGAAAACGAACAGCAAAATGAAAACGATAAAGAAAAACAACCGGCCGACACCGATACCGGACAACCGGCAGTTTCGGAGCAACCCCAAGGAGATACTCCGGATCATTCCGGAGAAGATAATCCGGACGGAGATGCCGACAAAGCTGATGTAACCCAGCAATTAGAGGATACTAAGGAAGAATTGGAGAATACCCAGTCTGAACTGGAAGAGACTCAGGAAACGTTAGAAGATACCCAAGCCGAACTGGAAGCTGCAAAAGAAGCATTGGACGCTGAAAAAAAAAGCGAACCCGCCACGGCATCAGCTCCATCAAACACCAGAAAGAAGACGAGTACCCGCAAATCGACTGGAAAAACATCTTCGACAAAAACGTCCAAATCGCGACGCTGATCTATAACGACCGCGTCAATACATGGCGTGAAATGAAGGTTTTGGATATCGAACTCGACGATAAACCTACCGAAGTCAAGGTAGCAAAGATGGCCGAGACGCGTATCCGGAACCTTCAATGTTTCGAAGAACTTCAATCGTTCAACGATACCGGTAAATGGGTTAATAAACACCCATTACTCATCCATTATTCCGAACGTTTCCAATTAGAAGAACTCCGACGAAAAGATCCGGAAACCTTCCTTCAAAAATACGCAGCCTGCAACCAGAATGTCAAACGATATAAGTCGTATCTGAATAATCCTAACCGTTCGGGCAATCACGAAAACGACAAAAAAAACCTGGCAAAACACCAGGAACGCAGAGTAATTTTTGAAAGTATACTACAACAAACATAAAGTCATGACAACATTAGACATTATAGACAAACTGCATCCCGATATCATCCACACTTTCCTTTCCACCGGAAAGTGTAGCGGTATCCCTGAGGACGTACAGCTCTTCCTGCATCAAATGCAATGGGCCGCCGAAGTATACGAACAGGAACGAAATATATCCAAAGCCGCCAAAACGCTGCAAACCCGTATCTTTTCCACGCAAGGCATTCGGCTGGATGTCCGTACCTGCCAGGCACGTATCTATTCCGCTATCTCCTATTTCTCAATGGACTGCAACGTAGCCACCAAAGTATGGGAAACCGACTTCGCCAACAAATACGAAGACCTGGCCTTGGAAGCAACGAAATACGAAGACTTCCGTACCGCCAAAGCCTGTTACGATGCCGCTCGCGAATGTCGCCTGCGTGCCTCTGAAGCAGCCGACAAAGAAAGCGCCTGGGCACCGGTCTTCCTGATCTCCAACGAGGTCACGGCCGAACTGCTGGGCTTTAGCAAACGCAACCTGAAAGAAATAGCCCAAAAGAACAATAACGGTTTCTACATCAACCTGATAGACAACCTTCCTGTAGAAAAAGAAGAAAAACAACGGCTCTTGCGCGATGCTAATATCATGGATGCCGAAATCATAGAGGAGATACCAGAAGATGGAGAATAACACATTTCAAACCGACCGCTTCGAAGACTATTATATGAACCTGATGCAAATCCGGGCCAATGTAGTAGACGCCAATACACAGATAACCGAGGTAGCCCGTGCCGGTGGAAAGACGGAAGGCGTATTCGGCCCGCGTATTATTAAGGTAGCCAACGAGATGCCCGGAGAACTGGCCTTCCTGGTTCACAAAACCTATACCGCCTTGTTTACCAACATCTGGCCGAATATACAAGCCTACTTCAGCCGCCCAATCATGGGAGGCCGGCGCACCATGCTGGAATACGGTATAGATTACATTGTCGGCGAAAGTAAAATCCCTACCCATTTTTGCCGTCCACGTTACCCGATCGCTTTCCCGAAGCACAGCATCCTGTTCCGTAACGGCTTCCACCTGCAACTCGTATCGAGCGACCAGCCAGAATCCGTGGCCGGACGTTCCGGTGTGCATGCCTTCATCGAAGAGATGAAACACCAGAAAGGCGAAAAACTGAAAAGCCGCCTGTTTCCGTCCCTACGTGGATCGAGCGCCGAAATACGTGCCAGCCAATACTATCAGGGAATTACCGGCGTATCCGATACCGCCCGTGTGGACCTGGGTGAAGACAACTGGTTTGAAGAATATGAACACAATGTCAATACAGACCTGATAGAAGAGATTGTCACCGTCTCCCTGCACATCAACCAAGCACTGGCGACCATGTATCGTGCCGATGCGCTTGCACGTGAAGAAAAGAACCCAATACTGCTGGAAAAGTTACGCCTGGATATCGAAAAACAAAAGCGAATTATCGCCCTTTGGAAACCTCGTCTGGCCGACATGCGCCGGTACGCTACCTACTACATCCGCGCCAGCTCTTTTGTGAACAAAGACATATTAGGTCCGAAGTTTTTCAAAACCCAGTTGGAAAGTCTCGACATCGACGAATTCTTGACCGCCATATGCGCCATCCGCAAAAAAGAGGTAATGGACCGTTTCTTTGCCAACTACTCACCCAAACAACATCAATTTACCGATAGTTACAAATATGCCAGCATCATGCGCCTGGATCTGAAAGAGCATTTCCGCCTGACCGCCTTTTACCTGAAGTATTACGATCCGCGCGAAGAAATCCTCCTAGGCTACGACCCTGGTCATTTCTCCAGTGTGGTAGCTGCTCAGGAACGTAAGCAAGGTACAGAACTCCGCGTCTTAAAAGAGTTCACTTGCTACTACCCACAGCAACAGCCGGAACTGGCCACCGCCATTCATGAGTTCTTCGGCTCCGATGCCAAGAACAAACACATCCGCCTGTACTACGACCGTGCCGGTAACAAAAAGAAAGAAGACTTCGAGCAAATAACCACAGATGCCAAGATATTAAAAAGGGAATTAGAGAGTTACGGTTTTTCAGTTGAACTGATGAATGAAGGACAAAGCACGATCTACTACTGGATGCAGTTCAAACTGTTGCTGCTTATTTTCGGAGAACAATCCAATTCATTCCCACGCGTATTAGTAGATGAAAACGAATGCCCGAACTTATGCAGTTCCATCATGTTGTCTCCCCGAAAGAAAACCGACGGCCGTATCGAGTTAGACAAGACAAGTGAAAAGAAAGTCCCCATCAAGTATCAGGCCGGGTTGACAACACAGCTTCCGTCCGCGCTCATTTACCTGCTACATGGCCTATACTACGAACGTATGCCTAGCGAATATAGCGCAATACCGGATGATTTACCCGACAATATGATGCTATAAACCTTCTCCCGGGATATAATAATAGTTGTTTCACCCTATAATAATAGCCTGTTTTGGAAATGAAAATGCACCTATATAACTGAAAGACAGTGATGGTATTCCCCTAAAATTAAAAAAGACTTTTCGCAAAAAGCTTCTGTTTTACGCCACCGCTGAGTTTTCGACTTGTGTTGCACTCTCCCGGTCGGTCCGGAAAATATGACAGAGGGACCCGTGTCCTTTCCCTCTCCCGCTCGCCCGCGTACATTTGGGCATGGAAACGATTACAGGCCTGCACGCATTGCAATGGGCACGGGAGCTATCGAAGCTACCCGATGGATGCTTCACTATTGCCTTCTATCCTTACTCTAAGGCAAGGGGAAAGGCATCAGCCAAGCTGGTAACCAAGGCAGGATGCAAGTATAGGGCACAGCTACCACAGGAGCGCTTTCGGGTGGATAGCGACAACCTGTTCCTGTTCTCCGATGCAGATGGCAACCCAAAGTCATGCTACCGCATACTGATCCGGTACATGGGGTTTCCGCAAGATGGATTTAAACTACATAAGATAGATTGGCTATGAGTCAGATAGACATGTGGGGTAACCTTGGCTGTTACCTGGATGACAACAATGTAATAACCTTTCAGGTGGGTACGAATCCCGGTACCAGCCTGATGCGGGAAATGGATCAGGACGAAAGACCTGTATCCGGATATAATCGGAATATATCATTCCGTTGGTTGAATGTGGATGGCTATAACGTGTATTCCCGTGGAGCGGATAACCGCAAATGCGAACATATAGAGGCCGATATCAAGAACAACCGGTTATTACCCCGCTTAATCAGTAAACAGATCAATATGCTATACGGTAAAGGCCCCCGTATATACAAAGAGAAACTGCAAGACAACAAGGTGATCCGGGAGTGGACCGATGTGCCAACTATACAAGAATGGCTGGACAGCTGGCCTAAAAATGGTATGGAAATGTCCTACAAGGATTTCGGACTTGCCATCATCAAACGATATTACTTCTTCCGGGACTTTTTCGTAAAGTGGCGCATGTCGCAAGGAAAAGCCATTGGCCGCATGCCCGTGGCCGGGTTGGATTTAGTAGAAAACAAATATTGCCGCTTGGCAACGCTCAAACAAGATGTCGCCGAGGATATCGTATTATATAACGATCTGCGTTTCGTCGTTACCGGAAACTGGAACTATGGAGCGGCCAAATACAAGGTGTACCCGCTATTTCGCATCAACGAAGTTGACAACTATCGTTTTGCCGCCATATCCCATCACCGGGAAAGCTCCGTGGGCAATCATTACGGAGAGAACGAAACCCACGAAGGTGTTAAGACTCATATCAAAACATCAAACGAATTACCCGAATTTATCGATAGCTTTTTAAATAATAGCTTGGCAGCCAAAATACATGTTATCATACCGAATGCCTGGGTAGAAGCCAAGCGTAAACAAATAAAAGCCTTATGCGAAGAAAATAAGCTCCGCAAGAAGGATAACAAACAACTGATAAAATACAATGATATCGAGATCGGCACCGAATACCGGGAGTCATTGATCGTACTTTACACCCAGGAGGAACTACGCCGTCTATCGCTATATTTATCCGGTAAAAAGAACCAGGGGAAGGCCTTTTCTACCTATTCGTTCAAAACCGGCCAGGGAAACGAAGAAGAACGATGGAAGATCGAAACGATCGACCTGAAGTACAAAGAATACATTTCATCCTTGATCGAATACGACAAACGGGTAGACGAAGTGCTACTGGGTGCCGTAGGCCTGGACTCGTCCATCTCCAGCGTTAGCAAGGATGGGGTTATATCCAAGTCAGGCGCCGATGTATATTATAACTACTTGCTTTATCTGCAAACACTCACTCCAGACGATGAGAAGTGCTGCGAACCGTTCAATCTGGTCCTGCAGGTCAACTTTCCGGATCTCTATAAACAAGGCTACCGGATCGGTTTTTACCGGGAGGTACCGGCACGTCAGGAAGAAGTTTCACCTAATGATCGTTTAAACCGTCAACAATCATGAGCTACAACGTATTAATAGAACTATTTGACAATATCGCCGACTTTCGGGATTATGTACCTTATGTCGCTAGCGATATAGAGATCGAAGAACTCAATTCGTCTGCCATAGGCGCACGAAAACAGATCCTGGGCATCATAACCATTCCCCTTTGGAAATCGATCATACAAGACAAAGATTCCGACGCCTGGCATCACTTGAAACTGGCTTTCGGCAATCTGACCATGCACAAGGCTGTTATCTTTGCTACCATCGCCAAACGTATGTCCGGAGGGGCGGATGTGTACAAATACGAACTGGAGAGTATGCGCCGCCAGTATATCGACAATTATTTTAACGCAATGGATTCGCTTATCCACGAACTGGAGACCAATGAATCCTACCAGGAAGTCTGGCGTAAGACAACCGACTTCCAGTATATGGACAGCCTCCGGATCAAAACAACCGCCGAACTCAACAGCCTGTACAGTATAGATATGTCATACCTGTTCTTCTTCCGGACCATCGCTATTCAACGCGAAGTGCTGGACGATACGATCGGAGGATACTTCGTCAGTATAGAAGGCCGCGAAGCCGACTTCGAAACGAAGCTGAAACGGGCACTGGCGATGCTGATTATTTCGGTTGCCTTGACGCGTTTCGATATTATCGAGTTACCAATGACCATCCGTAACCTATTCGACGATTCTAAAGGCTTCCGTCATGGTTCTTCCGAGAAATCCGCTTTAGACGCATTGGCCGCCTCCCTGCAATCCCAGGCAATGGAAACCATCAAAGCCATAGACCTGGCTCTCAGTGAACCTGTGTCCGGGAATATTGATCCTACCACCTCCTATAACCGCGAAAGCGATAAAATCTTCCTGATGTCATGAATGCTCCTGCTATTGTTTTTGAAACTCATTTCGGAGAATATAGTATACCCAATCGATGGGAACAACTTACTCCGGAACTGTATCTGTCTGTCTGCAAGTTGCTCCAGCAATACGCTACCGGTCAAATCTCTTACCGGCAATTACATATCGCTTACATCTGCAAAGCTCTAAAATTGAATCCAAAGAAGATAAAAGGGGATGATGCGAATCAAAATCTGTATCTGCTTTCCGAACAGATAGACTTTATATGTAAAGACATGCAACATATCAATAACTGCTTTCTGGCACAATTGGTGCCGGAAATATCCGTAAACGACCAAATATATAAGGCATACAAAATACAGACCGGATTTGACACGCTAACCTGTTCGCTCTCCGCCATCCAGTTCATAGAGGCTTACGAACTGATTGGTTGCCAAGCGGACAAACTGCCTGTGATGGCAGCTATTCTATACTGTCCAGGCACCTACACGTCCGAAGCTGCCCATCGGTTAGCTGAGAGTTTTGCATCGCTGGATTCGATATTACTCCAGGCCATTTGCCTGAACTTCCAAGCATTTGCCAACTACCTGTTCACCCAGACTCCGTTCAGTATCTTATACATGCGAAAACCTAAAGAACATAAACCGGCTATCTCCATCGGCATGGCCGAAAGCCTGTATAATCTTTCGGCCGACGGATTAGGAAATGTAGACGTTATTGAACAAATGCCGGTCATCAAGTACCTGGCCATCCTCCGGAAAAAGCTCATTGAAAGCGTCACCGCCATGAACGAAGCCGGTATCGACCTGGTAGAAATCTCTGACAAGACAGGATTATCCATAAAAACAATAAAACAAATCATATGAACACATCCCTATTAATTGAACTGTTTCTTTACTTCGCCCGCTTCCCGAATCACGATGCTTTCAGCGCTCTGTTCAACAAAGGGCGAAGCAATATAGATGGGTACGAAGACTTGTCTGCAGCCCTTCTTGCTCTGCCTAACGAACCTTTAGTACCCGAAATAGGCAACTATGTCTTTGGTCCCAACTTCGATGCAGTCAGTAGCCGTGTCAACAATATAAACGGTTACTATTTGTTTGTCGATTATGGAGAAATAGAATGCGGAACCGACAATAGTAACCGGATGACTGATTCCGCCCGACTAGCTATAACCGTAGCCTACCGACTGAAAGAGTTCTCCGGGGACCTGATGGAACAACTGCTCGTATCAGATCAATCCCTTTCATATTTGGTCGCGATCCGTAACCGAATGATTGCTGAACAACGGGAACGATGTTGGCTGAAGGATGTATCCCGAAGTCATACCCTGACTCCGTTTATTGCCCGCGAACTCTCAAGTGTCGGTTGGACCATGCTCTTTAACCGGGATGGTTATGATACGTTTGGAGCAAAGCGCAAATGAATGTCCTTTATGCCTGGATTAGAATTGAACAACTTTATACCCATAAATTAATAACAAAGAATGGATTGGATGACAATAGGTTTAGCTTTTCTGACCTTTATCAGCGGAGGAGGCATTGCTGCCATTGTATTGCTTCCACAGAAACGCCGGTCGGCTGAAATAGAAAACGAGGCTAAGGTCAGTGAACAATGGAAAGAGCTTTACATACAATTCCGTGAAGAGAAATCCCGGCAGAGTGATTTGATTGATAAGCTATACGATGATTTGACGGCGGCCCGGAATCAAAATAATACACTGACTACGAACAATGCCATATTGAAACTATGGAAATGCGAAAAACTGGAATGTGGATATCGTAAGCCACCCATCAGCGCCGACCCATTCAAAAAATTAGAGGAGGAACATCAATGAGTACAGAAAAATTACCCCGCGGTCTCCGGAACAACAATCCCGGAAACATCCGTAACAGCAACAGTGTGAAATGGCAGAGTGAAGTAGATGCCGCCAACAAAAAAGACTTTACATTTGAAGAGTTCAAAGACAGGGCATCCGGCTACCGGGCATTGCTGAAATTACTGCGTAATTACCACAAGTTGCATGGTTGCCGCACCATCGCCGACTATATCCACCGATGGGCTCCGGAGCACGAAAACAACACATCCGGCTACATCATCCGTGTAAGCCGGGAAATGCAAGTCCCTACAACTTTCGTTCCGGATCCGGACGAAAAGTCCATCATGTGTGCGATGGCAGCAGCTATCAGCTTAGTTGAGAATGGAGTCCCCGCAATCATGTCAGAAGTGGAAGCCGGATGGGACGCCTTGTGACTGGAACGATATTATATCTGTGTATTACCTTTTGCATGGTAGCTTGCACAAAGACGGTATATGTACCAGTGAAAAGTATGGAGGTTACGACTGTCCGGCTCCGTGATACTATCATTAAAACCGTACTTGTTCCTTACAGAGATTCCATAAGTACCCCGGATACAACGTCATATTTGCATAACCCCTATGGCGAAAGTTGGGCTGTATGGTCTGGTGGTAAATTAAACCATAGTCTGAATATTTACCCGGACACATTGGGCATCCCTATACAGATCGAAGAGATCGAAATAATACAAACCGTTGAAATCCCTATTGAAGTTGAAAAGAAACTGACACGTTGGCAACAATTCAAAATGGATATGGGCGGTTGGGCCATCGGTGCACTATCAGGCATTATTCTATTAGGTGTTGGATATGGCATTTTTAAGTTCATAAAACGAAAAATTAATATTAAGTAAGTGTTTTTCATGGTATTAGATTTTTAGATTAGTAATTGAGTTAGCCGCTCTGCCTGTGATAGGTAGGGCGGCTTTGTTAAAAAGGAACAAATATGTTCTTTTTATTACTTTTCCTCTTGCAGGATTGGAACATATATGTTACCTTTGTAGTGTTCAATTAAACAAAGTTCTTTTACATCATGAAATTTTCCGAGTTTTACAAATTGATTGAAGCCGCAGGCTGGACAATCAAAAAGGGTAAGAAACATCATAAGTATGTTCACCCGGACTTTGACTATTTCATCCCCGTCGGCCGCCATCCGAGCAAGGAAATACCGAAAGGAACTCTGGAATCGATGATGAAAGATGCCGGGTTGAAAAAGTAAAAGCAACTACCACTCCCTCCGGGGAGTGGTTTTAATTGGACCAAACAATAAAAGAATGTTATGAAAACAGTTACAGCAATTATCGAAAAGTCAGCCGATGGTGGCTACTCCATTTACACAAAAGATGTAAAGGGTGCGGTTGGCTATGGTCTTTCTGAAGCCGAAGCGAAAAACGACTTTACGGAAGTGCTCACAGAGCAGTTTGAATACTTTCAGGAACGAACAGGTATGGTATCAGAATGGGTACAAGAGGGATATACGATTGAATATCGTTACGACTTCTCCGGCTTTTTCCTGGCATTTCCATTTATCAGTGCCACAGAATTTGCCCGTGCAGTCGGTATCAATCCTTCTCTGATGCGTAAGTATAAAAACGGATTAGCCTTTGCATCCGAAAAACAAAGAGCAATCATACAAGCTAAATTTAAAGAAATAGTCAGCAATATGGCCACAGTTCAATTCTGAAAAGAACTTTTTTAATTGAACACTAAAAAACGAACTGTAGCCAATAGATTCAGCCTCTGTCGAAAAATGACAGAGGCTTTTCTTTTCCCTCCAAATTTCAAATCTGGAAAGGTGTGAGCTATTTACTGAACCAAGTGTTTCTAAAGGTTAAATGTTTGGTAGTACAAAACTTTTTCGTCTAAAATGTTTTGTATCACCAAACATTTTCGTATCTTTGTAGTGTAATAATAAAACAAGCAAGTTATGAACATCATAGGTAGTAAAATAGTCGGATACAGATACGGTGAAGCACCAGAATGTGGACAATCATTTAATACGCAAACCAGACAATATGAATGTGGCGTTTCGATGGCTCAGGTGGGTTATATGGAAGAAGTTGGCTCATTTGCCGTTTCTGGCGCTTATGGTCGTAAAAAATACTACTATGAAGGTACTATCGTTGGTTTTGGTGGTGACGATGAAGTCTGTCTGGGTGATGTTAGAAAAATTTCTTATAACGAATACAGATCACTTAAATCAACCTACAAAGAAGTAAGTAACGCACTTGTTAATGAAAAATGTGATTCTCTTCTTTCTTTATTGAGAAGAGGATGGACAGTATATCCTAATACTGTGGAAGGTATAGAAGAAATGAGAAATCAAATGTTGAAAAAATGATACGAGAAGCGATTAAAGAAGCAATGAGTCTTCGTAAAGTCAAGGCCATAGACCTCGCGGAGCAAATAGGGATAAATAGGGGTAGTATGTCTCTCTTTCTTTCCGGGAAGACGAATCTTAGTCAAGATAAAATTGAAGCTACACTAAGGTATCTCAATATAGAACTTGTTATAAAAGAATAATCTTATTCAAATGATACGAGAAATTATCAAAGAGGCTATGGAGCTTCATAAGGTTGGAGCTTCGGCACTTGCTGATGCTATTGGAATAAGTAAGAGCGGTATGGCCTCCTTTCTGTCTGGTAAATCGAACTTGAGTCAAAGTAAAATAGAGAATGTTTTTAATACTCTTGGCATAGAGTTTGTTATAAAACAACCTCAAATTAAGCAGAGACCTTTAAATAAAAGGGATACTATTTGGCACGAAATGTTTAATTGTGTAAAATCTTACCATACTAATATAGGAACATGGCCTTCTTCATATAGTACCGATAAGAGGATAAAAAAACTTGGTTTGTGGTGTGTAAATCAAAGACAATATAAAAAAATAGGGAAAATAAGCGATATTCGAAAGCAAATGCTTGATTCCATTGGATTCGATTGGGGGGAAGTGCTTAATGATAAATGGCTTGAAACGTTTGAAGCATTAAAAAGTTATAGGGAAAAGGTAGGAAAGTGGCCATATCGGAAATCGGACAATAAAGATGAAGCAAGATTGGCGGCGTGGCTTTATAGTCAAAGATCAATAGTAAAAGGAAATAAGGGTTGCAAGATGCCCTTAGATCATCTTGAAAAATTGGAATCAATTAATTTTATGGAATGTGATTATCGAGGAAAACAAAAATAGCTCAAATTGTGAAATAAGTGAACTACATGTTTACTAACATACGATCCGACGGATGACGGATTATAATAAATCGTATGTTTACAAATGAAAAACGTAAATTTTTTCATAGTTAAGGTTGGGCGTCTGGGTGAGCGATCATCTGGACGCTCTTTTTTGAGCACTACAATGCACAGTAACCAACAAATTCAAACTATACCGCCAAAAGAAAGAACGTTTCCTTTGGTATTCAAAAAAAAATACCCATATTCACAGCGCCCAAACATTGTTGAACCTTTATATGTACTCTCTCTTATTGTGTAATCCGTGAAATCGGGTTCCGATGTCAACAATCGGTGGGCACACGATATGAGAGAGTTCGCCATTTATAGCTATGGATTTTAAAGACACTATCAAACAAGTGGCAGAACGCGTTGCCAAACTAAAAGACAATCTTCAAACTGAGGAAGCTACAAAAAACGCATTAATCATGCCTTTTATTCAAGCATTAGGCTATGACGTATTTAATCCTTTCGAAGTAATGCCAGAATATACATGTGATATAGGCACTAAAAAAGGCGAAAAAATAGATTATGCTATTCTGAAAGACAATGAACCAGTAATACTCATTGAATGTAAACACTGGGCCGAAAAATTAAATTCACATGATAACCAGTTATTACGTTATTATCACGTATCATGCGCTCGATTTGGAGTATTAACTAATGGTATTGAATATCGCTTCTATACAGACCTGGAAGAACCAAACAAAATGGATGGAAAACCATTTTTGGTATTAAATATGCTTGATTTACGAGATAATCAGATAGAAGAAGTCAAACAATTTCATAAATCATATTTCGATGTTGAAAGCATTGTCAATGCAGCTAGTGAGTTGAAGTTTATGAAAGGCCTGAAAGATATTATTCTTGCAGAGATGGAAGCTCCAAGCGAAACATTGGTTCGATTGTTTACAAAACAAGTATATTCAGGTGTTGTAACAGCTAAAATACTTGAGCAATTTACTGATTTAACCAAAAGATCCTTTAGTCAAGTTATCAGTGATATAATTACGGATCGTTTTAAAAATGCCTTAAACAAAGAAACAGAGAAACAAACAGATGAAATACCTCATGTAGAAATTCAATCTCCAACACTTGCTGAAGAAGAATGTAAAATCATAACAACGGAAGAAGAAAAAGAAGGATATTTCATTGTCCGGGCAATGTTGCGTAAGTACGTTGATATTAATCGCGTAGCACAACGTGACACCCAAAGTTATTTCGGCATCCTTCTCGATGACAATAATCGTAAACCTATTTGTCGTCTTTATTTTAATGGCGGCAAAAAGTACATTGCGACATTTGATGAGAACAAAAAAGAAACGAAAAATTTAATTGAGTCTTTGGATGATCTCTACAAATTTGAGGAGCCGTTAGCTAGTATTATTAAATTCTAAGACAATTAATATAATAAATTTATGTGGATTCTTGGATGGATTGTCTTTTCTATCGTCGCTGGTTTCGTCGGTAGTGGACGTAAAATTGGTTTTGGATGGGCCTTCTTCTGGTCTTTATTGTTAAGTCCGCTGATAGGACTAATTATAGCCTTTGCATCAGACAAAAAATCAGATGTGGAGCTTAGAGCAGTACAGGAAAAGCAAGCAGAAGCTATCCAGGTTATCAAAGAGAACAGTAAAAAATCAGTAACGGATCAGATTAAAGAAGCCAAAGATTTATTAGATTCTGGAACTATCACAGAAGAAGAATTTGATAATTTGAAAAAGAAATTACTGAATAGTTAATCTTTTGCATTGCAAATCCAAAAACTTTCACCATATTTGCAGTGCGAAACTACGATGAGAAATCATCAACCGAAGAGTAACGGATAATGCTCACAACATATTTGTAGGGCTTTTTTTATGCCCAAATTGTACGATATAGGCGGCTGCCATTTCCAGTGATTTTTCAGCTCTTCGGAGATGAACTCACGTAGTTTCGCGACGGGAAATGTGTGGCCGTCTTTCTTTTCACACAAAGCGAAACTACGTGAGTTATGAAAACGAATTCATTAACCGTACCTGTTACCGGAAGCCGGAAGCGCGTACAAGTATCCAATCATTTTTCCTGGACTGCGGTTCAGAAATTTTACAACGCCATGCCCGGCGAAGCCACTCCCTGTAAAAACATCTACGAAGCCAAGATGTACACAGCCGCTTTGCTGGCTGTTCTCTCTATTGTATTCCTGCCGCTGGTGATTGCGGCTTGTTTGGTTTATTGTTCAGCGAAGAAAGGAGGCAAGATATGAAACGAAAAGAACCTGTGTGGGGTATCATCACCGATGAATACACCACTGAAAAAGGCGGCACTCGTAAAGTCTATACCGTCACCTACGAACGTGAACGGGTATCCACTCTCCTTTCCCTTCGCCAACTCAAGTTATTGGCTAGTTTCCTATATTGGTTTATTTCTAAAGAAGAAAGGAGAAAGAAATGACACCGATTAACATTGAAGGTATTGTTGTTACTGAGAAACTTATCAGCTTTATAAAACAGTTTCAAAATGATCCCGAATTTATGGATGCTCAGATTGGTGTAATCGACAATGCCATTACCCTAATAGCTTGTGACTGTGTCTGTGAAAAAGGTAGGGAGCAAGAAGCTCTAAACGCTATTGCAGACTTATGTTTTTTAAAACGTGACATCCGCTTATTAGAAGGGAAAGAAGATTAATGACATAACAGATATACCCTATCGATTAATAGGATGCGTCCTTTCTTAAAAGAGGGCGCATCCTTTTTTTTGTAACCAAAACGAACACTATGGTTACAGACGAACTTATCAAAACAGAATTTATTCACTCCATTGTGACACGAGACATAAACCGGATCTATGAAACACAGGAGGAAGTTATACGGGCAAACTTTAAAGGCGGAACCGGCAGGTTAGCCGAGTTTCTTAGCCAACATCCAGTATCCATGTCTGGAGAAGGGCTGAAACAAACCTATCACATGAGAGTATTTTCCTATCTCCGATTCTTAGATATCCGATATCGTAAACAAGAAATGTTCTTCCGCCGCAGATTAGCCTTATATAACCGTGTCATCTGGGGTATATTATACAATGAAACCATGCAGGATTTGCGGTATGGCCTCACAGATAATATACGTGAACTGATGCGCAATGACTTGGAACAATTTGGAGGTGTTTCCTCTCTTGAACTTCGAAACAGTTGGGCAAATCACCTTCTGTAATGTCCTTTATTCCATTTGTTTCATCTTCTACTTTCGCAATAAAAATAGGTTAATATGGCAAAAAAACTTACAGAAGATGAATTAAAATGGATCCTGTCTGTCGATGCAACAAAAGCACAACAGGAAGTCCGGGCTCTATCTAATGACAATAAAAAACTCAACACTACCAATAAAGAGCTAAAAGAGCGGATGATTGATCTGATCGCTACCGGCAAAAAAGAATCCGAAGAATTCAACAGACTTTCAAAAGAAGTCGAACTAAATAACGAAAAGATCGACAAAAACAAAGCTAAGATCAAGGCTTTGGAAGGCACAATGGGTATTAGTGCCCTGACAATGGCCCAACTTCGGAAACAGGCGAAGGATTTACAACGCCAACTGGATAACACATCACAGGCAACACATCCGGAAAACTATAAAAAGCTCGAACAAAATCTAGTGGCAGTAAAAAACAGAATATCTGAATTAAAGGCAGGCGGTGAAAAAACAGGAGATGCATTATCATCCTCTTTTGGCAAAGTAACCACCGTTGTAAAAGGCTTTCTGGCTTTGAAAGTTGTTGGATATTTGAAAGACATCATATCGAATGCCATCGAAACCCGTAAAGAGTTTGCCAAATATGAAGCTGTCCTACGAAATACCTTTCAAAGCCAGGAAAAAGCAGCCAAGTCCATGTCCATGCTAAAAAAACTGGCACAAGAAACACCTTATTCTCTGCAAGAGATAACTGAAGCCTACATTAAGATGGTCAATCGTGGAATTGTACCAACAGAACAGGAAATTATAAAGCTTGGAGACCTTGCCAGTTCTCAGGGGAAATCATTAGATCAACTTATTGAAGCTCTTTTAGATGCTCAAACAGGAGAGTTCGAACGCCTTAAAGAATTTGGCATTAAAGCCAATAAAGAAAATGATAAAGTGAAATTTTCTTTTAAAGGAGTTGCAACAGAAGTCAATTTTACAGAAAAGGCCATATCTGATTACCTCTATTCGTTAGGTAACATTGAAGGTGTACAAGGAGGCATGGCTGTACAAATGGAGGAATTAGAAGGTAAATATTCCAACTTTGGGGATACATTAGACGCCTTATTCAATACGATCGGTAAACGAATAGAACCTATTGCAAAAAAAACATTAACCTGGTTAAGTAAAATGGTTGACGGTCTTAGGGTTGCACTCAGTAGTCTTGATGATTTAAAACAAGATGTTTACAACGATGCTGCCCAGAATACCTATAATGATACCCAGGAGCAAGTCGATGTAATGGTTGATAAATTGGTAAAAAATGGTATGGATAAAAAAAAGGCCATTGAACGAACTATTGATATTTTACGAAAGCAATCATCTGAAGAATTAGTCAAAGCAGAAAAAGAACAAGCTGCATTAGAAGCTAGATTAATGAATAATTTATGGCCCTCTGCAAGAAAAAATATTGAACAAGCATTAGCCCAAAAGAAAGCAGAAGTACAACGTTATAAATCAGAACTGACAGCCCTTGACGATAAAGTCAAGTCGTTAACCCCTGAAAAGAAAGTTGTTTCCGATTCTGAAATAAAGAAACAAAATGCAGCATTTAAATCAGCAATGGATTTAAAGCTACAGCAGATGGATAATGCTCATGCTGAAGAATTGGCAAAACTTAAGAAAAACAAAAACGAAACTCAACAAACGGAGCAGTTTTACAACCTGGAAGTTCTCCATGCTGACGCTAAGTATTATTCGGATCGCCTTCAAGCATTAGAGAGCTATCAGAAAAAAACAAATGATCCAAAAATATTATCAATAATTGCGAAACAGCAAATAGAAGCCCAAACAGCACTTCTTGATGTTCAGCAAAAGCGGGAACAGGAAATGATCAATGTCCTCAAAGACAACCGGGACAAACAATTGAAAATAGAGTCGCAATCATATAAAAATCAGCAGATCACCTTTGAAAAAGCATTAGCAGAAAAACAAATCTCACAACAACAATATGATGCTTTGATGTTAAGTGCGGAAACAGCGACAGCCGAAACCCGTCTTAAAATAAATCAGGATTACCAGTCCGACGTATCCTCTTTAGAACTATCATCCGGAACGATCAAAGCTCAGGCCATATCGGAAGCAAACGAAGCTGTTATAACTGCGGATCTTGATGCCGCCAAAAGTCGTGCTGCCCAACAAAAGGCTCTCCAAAATTTAGTAAAGGATTTTAAATCCGAATTTAAGCTAACAACAGTTGACGAAGATACCGAAGCTCAAATGAAAGTACTGGAAGCATCTTATCTGGCTCGAAAAGAAATGGCTGAAAAAGAAAACATGGATACCGCCGAACTAGATGCAGCTTATGAACGTGCTAAAACTCAATTGTTGCAACAGGAGGAAGATAAGCGAAATCAAATACGTTCCCAGTATGGTCTGCTTTCCATGCAGGAGCAATATGAAGTTGAGCAAGAACAATTAAAACAGCAATATGACCAGGGCCTATTGGATGAAGAAGAGTATCAGAAAGCTAAGAATCAAATAAAAGTCAACTATTTGAAAAAAAGTTATGATGCTTATTCAGAGATGTTTTCCGGAGCTATCAATGCTCTCCAAGAAGCTGAACTGGCCAATATAGATGCTAAATACGATGCTGAGATCCAGCGTGCCGGTGACAACTCGGAAGAGGTTGCCCGGTTGGAAAAAGAGAAAGAAAACAAAAAGCTTGCTGTACAAAAAAAGTACGCTAATGTCAATTTCGCCATTAAGGTATCCGAAATAATAGCAAATACAGCCGTTGCAATCATGCAGGCTTTTGGCCAGTTAGGCCCTATAGGAGGTGGAATTGCTGCAGCTATGTTAACCGCTACCGGTGCAGCCCAGATAGCAACGGCGAATGCCGAACGAAAAAAAGTCATGGCAATGACTGTTGATGGAGCGGGTAGCTCCGGATCCGGGACAGGTACTCGTGTAGCAACCGGTAAAGAATCCGGTGGATACATTGATGTCACACGCGAACAAGATGGGAAAACTTTTAATGCAGAAGTTGATCCTGAAAAACGAGGTTTTGTCGATCGCCCCACTGTAATAGTTGGTGAAGGTCCAACTGGACAAAGTATGGAATGGGTAGCCAGTAATGATGCTTTGCAAAACCCGACTGTTGCCCCTATCATAAACCTATTAAACGAATCTCAGGAAAAAGGCGAAATCCGAACTGTAGACATGAACCAGCTTATGCGTAAACGCCTGGCCGGATTTGAATCAGGAGGTTATCCTTCTATTCCTGCAACAGCAGATACTAAAGTTTCAACAAATATCACACCGGCAAGCAGTATTGCCGGGACAGAAGTTATCACTAAACTGTATGAGCTGCTTCAAAAAATAGATAAAGAAGGTGGTTTAAAAGCATTCATTATCTATTCAGAATTACAAAAACAACAGGAACTATTAAATGAATCCCGTAAAATAGGTAGTAAATCATGAAAATAATACATTCTTCAGGCAAGGAGCTGAAACTAAAACCGGGAACGGTTTTGGAAATGGAGCGTACAAATCCATTTTTTAATGATTATGGAGAACAATCCCTTCCGGTCAAATTGCCGCCAGATGAGCATAACCGAACAATACTTGGCTTTCCAGACGATATGGCAGGTGTGAATAAGATGCCTAATCGATCCGACGCCACCATTCAGGAAGGTATTTTCTCTATTCGTTGCCGGCAGGCGATTTTATCAGCCAGTCGGAAAGACGGAATTGACACTTCCTTTTATTTGAATATCGGATCGTTTTATGAAAAGATGAAGGATGTTCAACTGGCTACAGTATTCAAGGATAAAGTATTAACGTTTTCGTCTGTAACCAATGCAATCAGTTTTGTTCGTTCGTTGATGGTTAGTCCTGATACTCGTTTTTCCTGTTTCCCGGTATTGGCAGAGAGCCATGAAAGTGGAGAGATTATATGCCTGAACAAAGTTTCCGGGCCGATTAAACCAGATGGGTATTATTCTTTATTTAATGAACAGTATCGGGAGGAAATAATAGATGAGAAAACAGTATCTACTCCAGCCGGATATTTTATCACACCGTTCATAAAAGCGGTACACTTGTTGGAAGAAACATTTAAGTACTTAGGATATACGCTGGAAGACAATTTCTTTTCTAAAACGGAGCCGTTCCGGTCGATGGTTTTTCTTAATAATAATATTGATTCAATTGTTAATGCCGAAATTCGTTATGACCAACTCGTGCCGAATTGTAATATATCCACGATATTAGATATCTTTCGTAACAAATTTTGTTGTGAGTTTATACCTGATGAAGCAAAACGAACTATCAAAATAGTTTTGTTCAACGAAGTGGCTGATAGTAAAGCCGATCAGGATTTGACAAAGTTGCTCACAGAACCAATCAACGTCAATCATGGGGCCAAATATAAACAGGTCAAATTGTCTGCTGACAGAGGGGCTGTGTTGACTTATAATGAAGAATACAAATTGGTTTCTTCATCACCTGATTATTTATCTAAAACATTACCGGAAATAGCAGCTATGTATCCGGAAGCTTTTATTGATCAGACAAGGGGATGGATAATCAGGGAAGGTTTTACTCCTTTAAATTATGTCGTAGAAAAAGTAGGAACATTGAATTGTGATTATTATGCAGGGGGAACCTTAGAGACAGAAAAGAAAGAATCACCAGATACGTTGGTCAGCATAGAATTTGAAACACTATCAAGTGGTGTAGCTCCTTTTATTGGAACAACCAGGGCCATTAATTCAAAAATCATTTGGGACAACAAACCCGCTCAGGGAGGGAGTAAGGAAAATTCGACCCAGAAAAAATCGGAGTTAAACCCAATGTTGTGTTTTACCGCTCACAGAACATCCCGTTTTGATTCCGGTACAATATATGCCTATCTTGATACACGGGAAAGAATATGGGATTATTCTTTGGCATATAACGGACCGGATGGATTATACGAAAAGTTTTGGCGGAAGTATGATGATATGCTTCGCAACTCAATGCGTCCTGTTACTACAAAAATGCTTTTAAAGGATACTGACAAGCTCAATATCTCATCCTATAAAAAAGTAATGATAAATAACCAGGAACTGTTGCCAAATGTCATAAAATACGATGTTGGTAAAAACATAGACACCGAATGTACTTTCTTGACTACGAAATTGTATAATCCTATTTCCTCTGCCAAATCCGAATCAAATCATTTCCCGTCATCAAAGTACCAATGGCAGATGAACTGGGCTAAAAATGTTGGCCCCCAATATAACTGGATGCAACTGAAAGAGCAGCCTATAACCTTATTCCTTCCACCTCCTACAGAGGCTGAATATAGCCGCGGTGGCAGATATCATGAAAAATCATATCCGTGCTGGTTTGCCGTACAAATAGAGTTGATCGGCAAACCAGTATTGGTTGATAAAATTTCAGGGACATTGACAATGTGGCTGGAGCCTATACTTCGTGAGTGGTAGTTGTCCTTTATAAAAGTAGATATCGCTGGTACCTTTGATAAAAATTTGAATAATGGCAGGAGTAATAAAGAAACCTGATGCACTTAATCTGTCCGGAAATCTAAATGAGTTTGTGATGTCATCTTCCGGACTTGTCTCTTTTACTTTAAAGAAGGGAGACAATATACTTTTGCAGCAAAGCTATGAACCAGGTCCGGATAATTTGATAAGAGTAGACATTCAAGATGTAGTCGAAAGTCAGTTGACTTATACCTTGAATGCGGGACAGCCTTTTTATGTACAAAATAAATTGGCAGATACTTTTGTCGCAACAATCGATGGAACAGACTACTCTTTTCGGGTTATCCGTAGTGGGGTTGCTAACCTGGCAGACACGGCTGCAAACTGGTTGAAACTACATTTCCTTACCTGGCAACCGCGCGTTAAGCCTGTTACCTATTACTCTCCTGAATGGTTGACCTATTACGCTGTTGAAGATTGTACCGCGAAGCTTAAAGCTACATATCCGGACAAATCAATCAAGGAAATAACATTAGGAACTTGTGTTGCAGGACATGCTACAACAATGGACTTACAGTATTCAGTTGTTGTCGGCAAGCTAGGGAACACCTATCCGTCTTATTACGAAGTATGGACAGAGAACTCTGGAACGAAATTATCAGAATCACAGGTGTATGCTTTTTCTGATCCTTTGGCAGAAGACGAACAGTGGTATCTTTTTGAAAATAGTTTGGGAGGACTAGATAGCTTTCGGGCAGCCGGGACAAACAACCTGAATGCGGAACATGAACATAATATAGCCGTATTCGGTGACGTCCGGGAAGAGTATCAGGTAGACACCCAGCGAAAGTATACGAAAAACACCGGCTACCTGGATGAATACTCTCGCCGTTGGCTGCTTGACTTTTTCCCCAGCAAGGCTAAGTTTGTTTACGAAGCAACGGCTATCCGGAAAATTATTGTGACAGAAAGCAATGTAACATACATATCGAATGAATTGCCCAGTTCATATACTTTCACTTGGCAACTATCTGAAGTTTCTTCCTTTCTGAACCTTACAAAAAACGAGAGCGATATCCCGGATAATCTGGTCGCTCCGGATCTGTCATCGCCGGATTTTATTTTACCCCCTCGGTTAGCTGAATTTCCGCGGGTACAACTTACCGAGGGGGTACTTATTCCTGCATTCGATCCGTTTAATCCGAAACCGACAGTCACAACTTATGGGGCTATCCATAATACGATCAAGAATGCAGTAATCAAAGAACTGGAGGATGAGATCGGAAATATTGGCAGCGGCGGTTCCGGCGGTAATTGCAATCTTGAAATAATTGAGTCAACCCAGCTAGGTTTTATCTTACCTACCGACAAAAATCTTTACTCTGCTTTAAGTACTGATATTCGGATAAATGAAGAGCTTAATAATTTTCTTGTTGATATCGATGAAATGTATCTGCGTAAAGATATTGACGATCGTGCTCATGGGATAATTACATTCGATAAAAAGATCGGATCATCAATCTTCCTGGACGGCTATGATGGCAAAGGCTGGGAGATTACGGATCCGGGGGCTGCTTTGCTGGACTCTTTGCGGGTAAGAAGTGATGTGTATGTAGGTGGCCGGATGGGATCACCCTCTTTTGCTTCTGGATTCCCCGAAGGGTGGGGATGGGACTTGGCCCCATATAAACGCATTAACTCTGCCGGTGTAGAAGAAACTAAATACCGATTAGAAATTGATGATATCGTAGCAAGAGGTAGCGTTCGCGTTTACGAGATGATTATTTCACAACTCAGGGGCGAAAACGACAATGTTATATTTGCCGGGCAGATGAAGGTAGCCTATTACGATACAGTTACCGGACGTTTATATTTAGATACAGAAGGCGGTATCACTTACAATCCGTTCCGCCCGGGTGACTTGTTGATGGTGCAACGGTATAACGGGATGCCATCTGCCGATAATGATTACTACATAACAAAGCAATATGAACTGCAGGTTAAAGAAGTCGGAATAGGATCGCTTTCGGATGGAGAGGACCGTTTGGACTGGATTACCTTCAAAAACTTCGTAGGCGATCTATCTCAGATTGCACAGAAAGACGTGTTGACACGTGTTGACTCTGCAACAGATTCTACACGCAAAGGAATTGTCAAGATCACAACAATTGACGAACTCGGAACACCTCACATTGATGCGGTGTATGGAATGAAAACTAATCCGGGAGACAGTCTTCTGGCGCGAGTGGGGAATTGCTCATCAATCCGTACAAAAAGCGGAATACAGCTAAATGAGACAGTCGGTTTTTATGCTAGAGGGGCGCACTTAGAATATTCGACAATCGTACTAAATACAGGTGAAACTATAGAGCAAACTTTCACCATCATGGACGGCAAGTTCAACAGTACAATAGAGGGCATCAGGGATGACATGTCGAACCAGTCCGGTAACATTCTGATTAATTCCTCTTTCAGCCGGGATACCAACTACTGGACACCGGCCAACATTGTTCATTTTATTAATGTGTCAAGCGCATATCTATGGATGGACAGTAGTTTTTATGTCGATAAAGAGGCGGTAGCTGATATCTACAGTGACGGAGGCCAGAACAAACTTCGCATAAGAAATACTTACATATTACAGCTGAACTCACTACTCCGTCTCCCGGAACGGACAGATCCATCCGAAGAGGCCTATACTTATTCTTTTGCTTTTAAGTACAAGGTGTTACGTGCCGGTACGTTGTCAGCGGGCTTCCGTGGCACGGAACTATATATCGAACAGCAATTAACCCCCTCTGATAGCTACCAAAAAATAAGCAAGACTGCCAAATGGGACGAGTCTGGTGACTTTGAATTGAGATTTACAGGCGAGATCCTGATAACTGGTGTATCGTTGTTTAATGATGCACTGGCGGACGCTCAGATTAAGCTACAGACGCAGATTGATCAGACAACCGAATACATAAAATTATTGGCAACAAAGAAGTATGTTGATGCTGAAACTGGGGCTATTTATACAAAATATGATGCCTCACTAACAGTGATGGCAGAAGAAATAGCAGCTCGTGTTACCCGTCAGGATTTTAATGCAGAAACCGGAGCTTTACGACAGGAAATAACTTCGGGTTTGAGTATTCAGGCTGGTCGTATTGATGCTGTATCTACGAAAGTTAACGGCTTGCAATCGTCTGTGGCGCAGCTATCCGTCCAGTATGACCAAATATTCTCAGTTGTCGGAAATAACACACAAGGGATAACCGATGCCAAGGATTTAGCAAACAAAGCTTTTGCATGCGGGCTTTACTCGCAAGAACAATATAGCCAGACCGAAAATCCTTGGAACTCTTGGAGAAGTGGAGAAGAATTTAAGCATGTAGGTGCGTTATGGTATAACCCGTCTACAAAGCAAATGAAACGATATACAGGAATGAATGGTAGCGACAGTTGGGAAACTGCGTCTAACAACTCTACAACTGCAGCATCTTTTGTTCTGCAAAACAAGGATAAATGGCAGTTGGTTGTAGCCAACTTCGATGAGAATGGAAAACCCAAAGAAGAATCTGGAATATTAACAACTGCATACGGTAATACTTTATATGCAAAGAAAGACGGCATTATATCCACGATAAATCAATCTTCAGAGAGTATCAGTATCAATGCAAAAAAGATTAATCTTGAAGGAGCTACAAGTATAGGTAATTTTTTAATTGATAAAGGTTGGTTTACTTGTAATTCGACAACCGGAAAAGATGTAGGATACATTGACATGAGAGGCAGTGGGACCCGTATTGCTTTTGGTTCCGATCTGACACCCAGTGTTGCGGGAGGCAGTCTTACATGTACTGCACTTATCACAAATAACAGAACTGCATCGCCTGGAGGTACGGCTTATGCGTTAAGTTTAAAAGCTAGCGGAAATGCAGTAAATGATAGTCATGCAGTTGCTCTTGATTGTGAAGGAGGCGCTCGAATCAGAGGGGAATTTTCTTTGATTGAGAATTTATTTACAGATGTAAATGTCAATATAAGTAACTCTTCATGCTCTAGTGCTTCTAATTTAAGGAGTAGAAGGACGTTTGTGTTCGCTCCATCTTCGTATGAATCTGTTTATTTACCTTCTGATGCCGCAATTAGTAACGAATTTGGATATTTTACTGACGGACGTGCAGTAGTAGATCATTCTGTGATTGTTATCAAAATTCTTATTGCTTCTCATGCCTCGGAAATGATAAATGTTCAAAGCACAATCGGTATAATTGATCATAATGGCAATACGATCAAAGAGAATAATGCTGTAAACAGATCTAATTTTAACATGGCGAGGGGAGATTACGCAGAACTTATGTATATGAATAGAAAATGGTATTTAGTAAATAGAAATTCTTAAAATGTAAATTATGAAACGAGTAAATTTCAAAGAATTAAGTGTAGAAATCGAAATTGATGTTTATGAAACAATGGATTTCAGAAAAGAGATTGGAAACGCAATACATAGACAAGCGGTAACCATCCCTATGGATGAGTTGGCTCGTAAAATTTACCATAGCAATGAACCGGTGGATATTGAAGATGAAGAATATGGACTGATGATATCGGTTTTGTCAAAATCATTTTCGTTAATGCTCTACCAAGCAGTAGAGAGATGCACGATAGAAGTTAAGAAAGATAATAAGGAGGGATAATTATGGCACTAGAACAGGTATCATCAGTAGTAAAGAGCACCTACCTAAACACGGTAGCGGGTTACGATATTCAATACAACGTAGCGCAAGATGAAGGTCAAAGCGTACAGTCTGTAATGGGTACAATAAAGAAGGCCGATGTCGTTTTCGGATACATCACGATCAATGCCGATGGCAGGAAAAATATTTCGTTCGACAAGCCTATCTCAAATGCGGATTCAGAATCCATATACGGAGCGGTATTGACCGATACGGCATCTATTATATATCAAAGAAACAAAACTGAATAAGTTATGGCTGCAGGAGAAATCATCATCTCGGATGGACGGATCACTCCCGAAATCTTGGAAAAGATAACAAGCGAGGTGGTCAATAATATACAGACCACCTCTAAAGATCCGGGGCAATACGAGGAAGTAGACAGCTTGCAGGGTATCACTTCTATTCCTGTGTTCCATCAGAGCGGATCAACTTATAAGTTAGTCCGGGTACTGTTGTCAATCCTGAAAGGGGTAGACGGCAAAGAAGTGCACTTGCAATCAACCGAAACGCACCTGCAATGGCGCTGGACGAATGGTATGTGGGAAAATCTTGTTGCTTGGGCTGATCTGAAAGGTGAAGCGGGTGATACTCCTGAATTCCGTACCGGTTTATCCGGCATAGAATGGAAATATGTGTCAGAGGAAGAAGCGGCATGGAAAGTGCTAGTTACATTCGAAGTCCTGAAGTTAAAGTTTACCGATTTGACTGCCGAACAAATAGCCGCTTTTTGGCAGGCAATACCAGAAGATGTTCTGGCTCTTTTCCAAAAACCGGCTACTGACGCGGCCGCGGAAGTACGTAAAGAAATGGCTCAAATCTCCCAAGAAGTGAATCAAGCTATCACGGATACAAACGCAGCTAAGGATGCGGCCAATACAGCGGCCGTCAATGCTAAATCGGTATCGGATCACCCCGGTTACATAGGCAACGACTACCATGTTTATACCTGGGATTACGTAACAGGTGCGTATAATAAGACCGATACGGTACTCCGCCCTGAAGGGTTTAGTATTTATCGCACTTATGCGACCATCGCAGCAATGAATGCCGATCTATCTAACGTTCCGGAAGGAAAATTCGTGTTGATCAATACCGGTAGCGTTGACGATGAAGATACCGCAAAGTTGTATGTAAAAGGTGCGGCAAACTTTGAATACTTAGTTGATATGTCCGGGGCGATCGGTTTCACCGGCAAAACTCCTCAGATAACGATCGGCACCGTTACGGTAGGATCATCTGCATCAGCTTCTTTGCCTCCGGACGGAACCGACGATAACGGCAACCCTAAATTTAAATTGAACCTGGTTATTGTTGCCGGCCCACAAGGGTTGACGCCCATCATCGAAATGGGTACCACAACGACGGGGCAACCCGGAACGGATGCAGTTGCCACTTTAGCCCCGAACGGTCAGACGTCCGACGGTCGGGATAAGTATTTACTTAATCTGACTATTCCGCAGGGATTGCCGGGAACTGGATCTGGAAATGTCTTAGTGCCTGGACCCGGACTCGTGTCGGGTAAGAAGTATTTGTTTGTCCCGTCGGGTAATGATAGTACGGTCGGAACCTTTGTCGAGTATGTGGTGCCGGAAGCCTACGACGATACAGAAGTACGTCGGTTAATCGGCGAAAAGGTTGATAAGGTTGTCGGCAAGCAATTGACGACAGAGGACTTTACAACCCTGCTAAAACAGAAGCTAGAGGGGCTAACGAACTATAACGACGCAACACTTACGGCGGAGTTGAATAACCTGAAGGCACGTCTGGATGCTTTGATAGGGACATCGGCCAGTGCTGCAATTGATACGTTTAATGAGATCACGGCCTTTCTGGCAGGCATCACCGACACGCAGAGCTTAACGACTTTATTGTCAGGCTTACGGACTGACATTGTAGCTTTGATACCTACCAAGACGTCTGACCTTACCAACGACAGCGGTTTTGTTTCGGATGCTAGTTACGTGCATACTGACAACAACTACACAACAACGGATAAAAACAAGTTGTCAGGGATTGCGGCTAGTGCAAACAACTATGTACATCCCACTACGGCCGGTAATAAGCACATTCCGGCCGGTGGAACTTCTGGGCAGATACTTCGATGGTCAGCAGATGGGACGGCGGTTTGGGGAGTAGATAATGATACAACATATTCTCCGGCAACCGAAACGACAAACGGGCTAATGAGCTCGGATGACAAGACAAAACTTGATCGTATAGGGTCATACACTACCGCCACAACAGTAGCAAACCTCAATGCAAATTACGAAAATATTGAAGTTAGTCTTAATGCTAATGCATCGCTATCGGTTAATGCGGCGGGTAGAAATTATGATGGGCTTGAAATGAATGTACTTGTTTATTGCCCATCGACTCGAACAATAACAATCCCAACATCCGGGAATTATGAGAGCATGTGCGGGAGCTCGCATACTTGCCCAGCTGGTAGGCGGGTAGAATTTAACCTTAAATGCTATGTGGGTATCTGGCATATTGCAAAATTAGAACAACAATAAGGAGGATATATGATATACATAGGACATAACAACAACGCTCCCTTCTTCCTCGAGATCGAAGAAGAGCTGAATACTACAGATAACGTGGTAGTATATACCTGGGAGGATTTTATCGATAACAATGTAGCGTGGCTTAAATTAAGCGCAGAACAGGGGCAGTTTCACAACAATCATCCGGGTGCTACACCGGAGGAAGTCTATAACATGCAGATTCCGGAGCCGGTGCCTGACCCCGAACCAGAACCTACTCCTGAACCGGATGTGGAACAGGTAGTTAGACGGGCAAAGCTGGCAGAGATCGAAGAGCAAGACGCTTTTAGCAACAAGTTTTTTGTGTCAGTGATGCAAGGTGGAATGGAAGTCGCAAATCAGGAGTTGTGGATTGATAAAGGCCTGCGCAATTCCCTATACTCGATCACGCTCCCGGCTCTATTGTCAGACGGTGAAACTACGACAAAACTATGGACTACTGGCACACCGCCTGAATCTCTCGACGTACCAATCCCCTGGGCGATGGAAAAACTCCCATTACTCGAAATCTATGCGAAACGCACCTACGACCGTCGAGCTTCGAACGAGGCTGCTGTCTATGCCGCTACAACCGTCGAAGAGATAGCTCAAATCGACGTAAAAGCGAACTATCCTTTATTTCTTACATTTGAATTAAACTTGGATTTATATGAGCAGGCGTAGGATGATGGAATTGAAACAGGATAAAAATACAGTAAGTCTTTTTCATTGCGATGATACAAATGGGACAGATGCAAAAGGATTTGCTACTGTGCAAAGTAAAAGTTTGGTGGCAGTAGTAGGAAAGTTTGGTGATGCTAATGTCGGGTATGCAAAGTATCAGTTGAATCAATGGGAAAATTTGATATTAAACAGTGATTGGACGATTGACTTCTGGATATACCCTGGTATTAAAAATGACTGGCAAGTAGTGCTTTATTTAGGAGGGGATTCCAAAGGCACAGCGAATATAAGGCTACAAGTAGATTCCAACCAAAGTAAACTCGTATTTTTTTTATCAAATGGATCAGGATGGATTGTAAACGGAGATTCTGTGGGCATTAAATTGGCTGAATGGCAACATGTAGCATTGGTTTATCCAAAAAACACAAAGACCTTAATGTTGTTTGTGGATGGTATTGAAAAGTATTCACATACTTTTAATCCAACATCTGCGCCCGGATCGTATCATTATATAGGTGCAGGATGGAGTAGTAATATTAATGATAATTCGTATCGTGACGAAATTAGATTTAGTAACGTTGCTAGATGGACAACGAATTTTATACCTCCGACAAATCCGTATAATTAAAATATATAAATATGAACACAATAGCAATACAAAAGCGATCAATTAAACAGGACTTGATGATCCTGCTAGTAACAACTGTAATGGCATTTGCCGGATACTGGTATGCGACAGTTCCTCATTATCTCCCAGCATCGAAGATCGAAGAAGGGACGATTGTAGTTAAAAATGACAGTGTGACAACGATTATAATACCGGATAAGCGATGAGTAGGAGGAGGTTTATGAATCAGCAGAAAGAACCTTTACTGGTTAAATTAACTAGTAGTCCAGGGGCAAACTTATCATATACCTTTTTAAATGGGTATAAATATGTTGATATGCTGATCGTTGGTGGAGGAGGCGCTGGTGGGCATGGCTCTAAGGCTTATGGCAGCAACGGTGGTCAAGGTATTATCTGTTTTTATTACCATAATTAATAGCTCAAAACGCATAAAAGGTGAGCCGATCAGAAAAACAGATTGGCTCACTTAACTTTTTTCTTTTTAAAAATCCGTATCAAATTTCTCTATAATAGGATTTGCTTCTTGGATATCATGCGGTGTATAAATGTCAGTCATCAGTATAGAGCTGTGTCGAGCCTGATCACGAACACTGATATTATCAAGTTTGCATCGAAGCATAGTAGTTACACCTGTATCTTTCAATGAGTAAAATTTATATTCCTTTGGAAACTTCAATCCTTTACGCACATATCGATTCCAGTAATCTCTAAATTGTTTTTCCGAACGTTGCTCTTTGCTCGGCATAAAACCGGATCCAAACAAATAATAATCGTTTGGGGCAGATAAGACGCCTAAGTCAAGCATCAGCTCTATAATCTTTTTGTTAATCGTTACCACTGCGCTTTTCCTATTTTTCGAATTTTCCTCCGATATAAATATGGTCCTATTCTTAATCGATATATCTCCGATCTTTATCAATGACATTTCTTTCGGTCGTATAAAACAATAGAACAATATATATGTAGCCAACAAATAATGACGGTTATGACCGACAACGAATGATTTTAATTTTGCCAAGCTATCAGCAGGAATCACTGTCCTACTCTTTTTTCTACTCCTTTTACCTATCACTTCAATACTCTCCGTTGCTATAGTTTTATGATATCCCTGTCTCACCAGGTACTTTGCAAATACGCGAAGCCACATAAGATAATTATCCCGTGTCTGTGGAGAATTATCCCGATCTATATAAATATGCTCAAGGAATTCATTTAGGTACTCCCTGTTCAATTGATATATATATGTAATTGGATTTTTTAAACTTTTATTGTATTTCCGTAGATTTCTAAGATAGGACATGTAACTGGTGTAAGAATCTTCACGTAAAATATCATCTTGAAAATATCGTGTAGCCAACTTTATATAAGCTTCACAAGCTTCATCAAACAAGACATAGGCTTTACTGTTCTCTGATTCGATCCAAGGATTCCACCCGCGCCGTAACTTTTCATTCAAACGCGTCATTAAGTCAGCTGCATATTTCCTGCGTTCAGTAACTTTTGTGATATAATTCAGTTTGATCCGCTTTATTTTCATTTTACCCTCCACCGGATTGAAAGCATAAAAACCAATATACCACTCTTTACCTGTGTACAATTTGGGAAGCGTATAGGATATAATATCCTGTAATTCTGTATTTTTCTGAGATTTGGGCAT